TTCTTTAACTCTGCTTCTCTGCGCTCACGAATCTTGGCATTTGCCCGTTCCTTCGCTACATCTACTGCTTCCTTCTGAACATCCTCGATGTTCTTACCGATCTCTCGCCCAGCCTCTCGACCAGTCTTAATCCCCTCGCTGATCCCCTTGGCACCAGCCGACAATCCGAGTTCGTCTGACATGATTCAATTTACTCACCCCAGAGCTTTGTACCGCCTTTAGGTACAGAAGTAGCCCAAACAGATACTGATTGTTTAGGTGTAGATAAATCAAACCCGCAGTCATTGCACTTCTGTGCGGCAAGCTCAGCCTCATCTACGTCCCGACTGCAATTAGGGCAAAGGACTTCAACTGTATGACGGCACACTTTGGTACCGTCTTCTAATTTAACTGCTGGATTTTCTGAAATCATATTAGTCCTTATATGAACCAAGTCACAATAGAATACCGTGTACCGCTTGTTACGGGCATTATCTCATGGGGGTACATAAAGTTTGAAGGGAACATAATGCACGACCCTTTTTTAAGTTTGTACTTTAGTTCACGGTCAAAAAAGGCAAACTCCCCACCTTCGTAGTCATCATTTAAGGCAAACGAACAAGATACCGCACGGGGTCTGTCTTTAAAAGAATCAGTGTGCTGTAAATAAAATTGCCCTGTTTCATACTTAAGTAAATCATAACCAGTATCTTCTTCTATTTTTGAGCGTATAAATTTTTCATTATATTTTTTAATTGCCAATCCAGCCGAAGCAAATAGATATTTATCAAGTTTATGCCTAACTTTAAAATTTTTTTCTATTACTGAACTAAAAGATACACCAATTGTTTGGCAGTTGCGAATATTTAAATTTTCTCCATTTTTTACATGGGCATTAACCCAGTCTTCACAGTTTTTATATTCGTTAAGCAAAGCATCGCAAAGAGCGTCTGTTACCACGCCTTCAAATGTAAAAATATAGTCGTTAATATTTTTCATAATATTGTTACTGGAAAATCCGTTGTAGGGCGTGTTGGTTCTTGTTGCTGTTGTTTATCAAAAAATGCCCATGCTTTGGGACCATTAGAACGCACATAATGCAAAAATAATTGTACGTGTTCGTTACCTTCAAACTTATTACGCCAATGATCGACTTGACAACCAAGATATAGAACTGCATCTCCAGGGTTTAATTCAACTGAGGTCTCAGAGCCATCAGGGCGTTGAAAATAAATAGGCCACTCAACGTCTTTTGCAAGATTTAACGTAAAGCTAATTTCACAAGCGGGTCGATCTCGATGCCTTTTTAGTTCAGAATTATTTTTATATACACGAGCATATGTGTAAGTTGGTAATACTTCTTCGCCTAGTAATTCGGATACGTGGGAAATTTTTTTTACTAGCAAGCGTACAAACGGTAAAAAATCATATATGGCTTGTGAATTAGGTACTGGTGAGTCTCCTTGAATATTAAATTTTTTACAGTATTCTTTAAATTCAACAGCTAAAGAGTGTGCTTCACCACCCGAAATAAACTCAGGAATAACTAAATAATTATTTTTAATTATTTCAAGTTGCATAATAAAATATCATAAGGTGCTACAACTCCTTCTGGAACCATAGACGGGTCAAGAATGTCATCAACTTCATTACCTAGTCGCAAAGCATGAACGCAATAAGCTACTGTGTTTGGCTCAAGTGCAACTAGTTCGTGTATTTTGTCTTTTTTGATGTAAATCATATGTGGCGCAATAAACTCTGATACGTGTCCGTCCACTGTTACTTGTAAACGACCAGAAGCTAATAGCGTAAGATGGTCAAATTGGTGTGTATGCCCATGCTCAACATCTCCTACGTTTTTAAAGTGCATTTGTCTTGAAAACAAATTTGCAACAGTACCTATTTTAACTTCTGGGTGCGCCATTTATACTCCTTAAACAGTTGTCCAAACTTCTTGGGGTAATGTAGGCCAGTTAATAGTGCCAGCTACAGGATTAATTGCATACTGACGCACGGCATTACGGTACACAACAAAATCTTGAACATTACTCAAATACGGATTACTTTTTGTTGGATCGCCAACATCAGGAATAACAGTCCAATCCGTTGCTTGTAGTTTATTTACTGCGGTTGTTTTATTTTGTTCAGCTGTTGGTGGTGACGGTGGCACTGGAGTATTAGCCTCAGTCCATTTAGTCATACAGCAATTTGCCCACGCTGGTAGTTCTGTAATGGTTTCATTAGGTATGGTGGTGTTGTACTCAATCCATCCAGCAGTATCTTGCCATTGTAGGGCATGAACATTAGCAGGGATACCACAAGAACTTAAATTAAGCTCGCTGTAAAAAACATCGTTTTCGCCAACCGATCCGTCAGCAGGGATAATTGTTAATTTCATTTTCTACTCCTAATTAATTTGGGTTGTTGCGATTCAGAAGCCGCTAAAATTAGTTGGGTATTTACTTCGTTGGCTTTTACCATTTCGTTTCTAAATGATTCAACCGCCGCACCAGTTTGCCTTTGCTGCCCTGAATTTTCAATTAATAACATTGGCAACCACGATATTGCGCATTCATAACTGTCTACTTGACTTCCACTATTCATATCGTAGCCTTGTACACGGGTGTACCATGCACAGGTAAGACCAATACAGTCTTTTTTAATAAGTGGGCAAAAAGATCCGTTTTTAAGTGTTCCCATAATTAATTTTTAGTTGCACGGATGACGTCAATATATTGAACAGCAAGGTTAATTGCGTTACCTGTAAATGTACCCGAACCACTTGAAAAACTAAATGGGTGATCGTGCGAACCGCCACCACCGGTATTAGCAGTCGTCCCAGTTCCACCAGGATTTGACTGATCAGCAGATTTATAAGATCTTGGTCTTGGCTCAGCAACATATCCTCCTTCTAGGATGATGTTATGAGCGTGACTAGGGATCTGAGGGGTGCTTAATGTGGTTGCACCAGCACTACCGGTAACGCTAGTAATACTTACTGAACCTGTTGGAGTTTGGCTTGCAAATGCAGTTGTAAATCCTACTGATCCACCCGTGCTTGCATTTCCTGTTACAACACGTAGTGCTGAGTTATCACCTGTCGATGTGTTTTTAGTCCAACCAGTCGGCGCAGTGGTTTGCGCAAACAACATAACCGTACCTGAGTCAAACGCAGCGGCAGCGGCAGAGGTCCAAATTGAACCATTTGAAGTTAATACGTTACCAGCAGTACCAGCAGAGGCAATTCCTGTTCCACCATTACCTGCGGGTAAAGTTCCAGTTACGTTAGTTTGCAAGTTTGCATAAGTAGTTGAAGTTGAACCTGTGCCACCTGAGGCAATAGGTAACGCAGAACCAAGAGTTAACGAACTTAAATGAGTAACTGCGTCTACAACCCCAGTACCTGTACTAAATACCCACATTGTTTTAGCAGTAGGTACAGTAACAGTTGACCCCGATGCGTTTTTAACAACTATAGCGGCTAGTGACGCGTTGTTAATAAGATACAGTTTTTGGATGGCGGGGACAGTCAAATCAAACCCACCACTACCACCTAAGTTAAGACGTAATGCACGGGCATTTTGCGCCGCATTAGTATCAGTTAAGGTTAGCGTAGTGTTAGCATTAACAGTAACGTCAACCGAACCTGTGATAGCCTGTTCAATGGCTACCCCCAAATTGTCGTTAGTTACGTTGCCCCAGGTTCCCGAGTTTTCCCCGGTCGCCATAAGCTGAATTTTAAGATTACTATATGTACTTGCCATTTATTGCTCCTAAGCCGCTATCGGCGTCCAATTTGGCGTTTGCGAAGTATCAATCAAGCCCCAGACTAAGGGTCTAGAAACCCGACCTACTGCACTCACACCCGTTAAGTATACGTTAGCGTCGCTGTTTACGGCAACACTACCCAAAGAAATTGTCCCTGCTACCCCTGTAACAACTGCGTTTGCCCCTGCCTCCGCCTCAACCTCACCAAGCCCCATCGTACCAGCCACGCCGGTTACATTAACTACGGCTTTTCCTACTACTTGGGCGGTGCCAATTTGTCCCGTTCCAGACACACCGGTTGGGAAGACGTTAGCTTTAGCGTCTACCTCTTCTTCACCCAATAACGCAGAGGCTCCAACGCCTGTTACATTAAAGTTATTAACTGTTCTAGTTGTAACAGTTCCTAAAGAAGCCGTAACATCAAAACCAACTAAAACAGCGTTTGCCTTAGCAGTTATTGTTACATCTCCCTCAGAGCAAACTGCCTGCTCGCCAGTAACTCCGTGGTTAGCACCGGCATCTACAGCTACCCCACTTAGCTCAGTAACAAGCCCAAAGCCCGTAACATTAGGTACTGCCTGTCCTGATACTTGTACAGTACCTATAAACCCATCTGCCTGTACTCCTACAAGAGTTACTGACTGAGAAGTCCTAACCTGCCCAATATCGACGGTAGCGGCAATGCCTATTACACATACTTTATTAACTCCACCACCCCAGGTACCTTCACCCCAGCCATACGCACCCCAACCCTCTTCATCAACACAGGCTACAACGCTACCAAGTATGGTCCCACCAGATACGCCCGTGGGCAATGCTGAGGCTTCTGACGTTATAGATACGGTACCAACAGCGCTGTTTGTACTTACACCCGTTACATCTACATTAGCTTTAGCATCTATTTCTTCTTCGCCTAACGCACCTGTGGCTTGCAGACCGGTTACGGATATGTTGTTATTAGACTGAGGAATTACGGTTCCTACAGCCCCAAAAGCTTCAACCGCAGTAACACTAACCCCAATACCGGTAGTAACACTTGTTATTACACCAGACGCAGATACGCCTGTAACAAGCACATTAGCCTTAGCGGCTACAGCTCCAATGCCAATATCCCCAGAGGCAGTTACGCCAGTGGGGTTTACATTAGCTAGTCCTACTACACTTACAGTACCAATTGAAGAGGACGAAGAAACCCCTGTTACGTTAACCGAAACAGAGATTGAACCTTCGCCCCAGGCGCCTAGCCCCCAAGCACCTTCGCCCCAATTGGCTGTCGCCATATGCTATTAAGCGATACGGATG